ATGAATTATGATCCAGAACTGGCGGCTTTGCTCTCCCAGCCGTGGAGCAACGATGCCTGCCGGGGGTACGTCATCGCCGCGATGGAGCGGTGCGGCTTTAAGCCGTCCGACATTGAACAGGTGATGGTCGAGCTTTACGAGGTATTCGACTATACCACTTTGCAGGAGGCCGAGGCTTACTACGAACGGAGCCCCTACTAACTTCCAGACACTTTGTCCAGAGGTACATATCCGGCCAAAGGCCAGCACTTTCCCGGTGCTGGCCTTTGCCATGTTTCAAGACATTCTTTGATTGTATGGGAGGGATTTTATGCAGGCACAGGTCAAATATGAAAGTGAAATCAAAACTGCTTTACTCGGAGATCGCACGATCACCGTCAAAAATCTCACCCCCGTTTTTTCCCCGCAGGAACAGGACAAGCGCAACCGCGAGATCGAGCGGCGGCTGTTTGACGTGTTCCGCAAATATGCCGGGCGGGGGTAGGCCAGAGTCATCCTTGTAGTAAGGGGGCGGCAGAGGTACAATATAATTGTAGGTTGGCTCCCGTTTAACGGAAGGGAGCTAATTATGGATAGTAGAATAGATGCAATTTACGGGCGGCAGTCGATTGACAAAAAAGACAGTATCAGCATTGAAAGTCAGTTTGAATTTTGCCGCTATGAGCTTAAAGGCGGTGAGGGTAAGGAATACAAAGACAAGGGCTACTCTGGAAAGAACATTGAGCGTCCCGACTTCCAGCGGCTTCTGCAGGACATCCGGCTGGGCCTGATTAAGCGGGTGATCGTCTACAAGCTGGATCGGATTAGCCGTTCCATCGTGGACTTTGCAAAGCTCATGGAACTGTTCAAGCAGTATGATGTGGAGTTTGTGTCTTGTACAGAAAAGTTTGACACTTCCACGCCGATGGGCCGGGCGATGCTCAATATCTGCATTGTCTTTGCCCAGCTTGAACGTGAAAGCATCCAGATGCGTGTGCAGGACGCTTTCTATTCCCGGTGTACCAAAGGCTACTATATGCGGGGCCGGACGCCATACGGTTTTGATACCGAGCCCATCGTCATGGACGGGATCAAGACAAAGAAGCTGGTGGAAAATGCGGAAATGGATTTTGCCGAGTTGATGTATCAAATGTATGCGGAGCCGGGCAATTCCTACGGCGACATATCCCGGTACTTTGCCGAGAACGACATCAAGGTTTATGACAAGTCCCTAAAGCGTGGGTTTATTGCTCAACTGCTGAGAAACCCCGTCTACGTCCAGGCCGATATGGACATCTACGAATACTTCAAGGCCCAGGGCGTAAAAATCGAAAGTCCCCCGGAAATGTTCACAGGGGACAATAGCTGTTATCTATATCAAGGGCGCGAGGGCGAGGAGCCGATCCTCGTGATTGCTCCCCACCAGGGGCGCATCCCCTCCCAGCTCTGGCTGACCGTTCAGCGCAAGCTCTCACAAAACACCACATTCCAGAATGGCCGGAAATGCCATAACACATGGCTGGCCGGGAAAATCAAGTGTGGACGTTGCGGCTATGCCCTGGCAAGTCTGAACGCCAGAAATGGTGTCACCTACCTGCGGTGCAAACAACGGGCAGACAATAAGAGCTGCGAGGGAGCCGGTACGCTGACCGCGCAAAGCATGGAGGTGTTTGTTTACGGCGAGATGGTTAAGAAGATGCGGAAATTCCACACGCTGAAAGGCGGCAAGGAACAAAGCTATAATCCGAAGCTGACCGCCGCCCGTGTCGCCCTTGCAAAGACGGAAAGCGAGATCGAGAAACTTCTGGACACTTTGTCCGGCGCTAATCCGCTTCTCCTGCAATACGCAAACACCCGCATTGAGGAACTGGATGCGGAACGGCAGAAACAGCTCCGGCTGGTCGCAGACCTCACCGCTAATTCTGTTTCCGCTTCACAGATTGATAGCATTACGGGCTATCTTGATGATTGGGAGTCCGTGAGCTTTGACGATAAGCGCAAGGTGGTTGATATACTTATATCACAGATTGACGCTACCAGTGAGAGTGTTACAATCCACTGGAAAATCTAAAACCTTTTCACTTGGCATTATGCCCTTGTAAAAAATAGTTAGCCGTTTTGGTACTAAGCATGGATATTTCATAGCCTCACCTCGCTAACCGGCAGCACAGACCCGTCTGGGACAGCAGGGCGTACACATCGCGCTTCATGGCTACACCCTTGTCTGTAAATACATTCCAGCTGCTGCCGAACTGTGCCGACACACCATTGATGCTGTAGCTCTGCAGGATGGTGTTTATCTCGTCTGTGTTCTCATACTCAAAGTCCGCCTGCTGGCAGACCACTTCCTGTATGGTTTCCTGCTGAAAGGCCGTCAGATTAGAAAATCCCCGACCTACAATGCGGTTGTAGGTCAGGGAATCAATGTGACGGCTGGCCTGCTTAAGAGCCTTGTCCAACTCGTCCATGGGGATTACATTACCCTTGTATGCGTCACAGTAGTACTCATAGGTGACATAGGGTTCATAAGACATAAGGCACCTCCTATGTAACAGACCATGTACCGTCTACATTAGTTGCTGTCTTAGGCGTCTCCCCGTCCTTAAATGTAAATGATTCCGTCTTGCTTGGGACGTTCTCAAATACCTTGTCTTTAGTATTGTAAGTCACTCCAGATAAGGAGATTTCCTTAACTGCTCCCGTGGCGGTATATCCAACAGTAATAAGTCTGTCTGGGAAGTTGCTATCCCCAGCATCTGGCGTGAGTGTTCCATACCGGACTGTCTCCCGTGCTCTGAGATATGCCCCGTTATCTGCGTCATAAAGGCTATCCTGAATGACGGTCCCTTTGTGTTGTCCTGTATATTCCCCGGACGTGGACAGCCGCTCCCCGCTGATGGGGGAATCGGAAGGCCAATCCCCATTTCCATATTTCATTTCGTTTGGCATAATGCTCCTCCTTACTGCACCTTGATTTTGCGCATAATACCGGCCGCTTTGGTTGCCTTAAGAGCCGCTGTTGCCAGCATCTCTACCTCACCCTTCTTTACCGCGCCGGCTTCCTCAAATTTCGGCAGCCACTGCTTAACAGGGAGTCCTCCAGAAGGAGAAACCGCGTGGAATCCATCCAGCCCGATCCTTGCCGCATACAGGGATGTCTCTCCTTTTGTGCCGGATGCCGTATCGATGGATACAATCGGATCGTTGGAACCGCTCTTTGCGCCGAAATCTACCAGTGGGATATCTCCGTAGCTTTCAATCTGCTGGCCGAAATCATTCTTTGTTACCTGGTACATACCGGCTCTGCGAGCGCATGCCCGAATTTTCGCAATCAATTTCAGATTACCGCCAATAAAATCCGGCTTGCCGTCCAGGCCCATCAGGAACTCGTCCAACTGGTCCAGAAACAGCTGATAATTTTCGGTCACCTTGGCTGTAGTGGAAAGGTCAATTGCCGCGCTGGGCTTGTACTCTGTGGAGCTTCCAGTTACAGCCACATCCAAACCGTCAAAACTCTTTTCATTCTTGCTGGAATCACCAATAATTAGTGTCTCTGAAAACAGTGCGGATGCAGACTTTATCTTCTGCTGCATCTGGAAGGTCACCTCATCATCCACGCCTCCCATATCCGCAATCACACGGTCAATCTCGAATGCGCCTCCAAAAATCTTAATATCTGTGGTGTACTTCTGTTTCTTGGCCTCGTCCGCCGTATATTCCGCATTAACTGCGCGGAAGCTGGCTGTAGATGGTGTGATCACGCGGTAATACCCATAAGTCATGGTTGCCCCACTACCTACAGGAGATACGCAGTCATCAAAAATCATATGATCCATTAAAAAACTGGACTTACGGAATTCATCAATGACCGCCATAGACAATTTGTCCTGTGTCTTAAGCTTTGCCTGTGCTAATGTTACTGCCATATCCTATACCTCTTTTCTTATTTTTTAAGTGCTGCTGAAATAGCGTCTTTCAGCGTCATTGGTTCATTGGCTGTCTGTTGCTGCCCACTGGCTACGCCCACCTGGATGAATCCGGTGGTTCCTGGTGCCTGGGGTTTCAGTGCCGGCACGTCCTCCAGCACCTTGTTCAGGGCTGCCTTAAGTGCCTCATCATTGATTTTCCCATCCTGTCCCATGACCTGACTTAAATCAGCCATCTTGAGGACATAAGGGATTGTCTTGGCGTCAATTCCCAGGGATACCGCGGCCATGGTTGCCGCGGCCTGCATCTGTGCCTGTTGGGCGAGGGCCTGGGCTTGAGTGGCCTGCTGCTGTAACGCAGCCACATCTGGTTGCGATGCCGCCTTCTGCTGCTTGAATGCAGCAATCGCCTGCTCTACTTCTTCCTGGCTGAGCCCCTGCTGCTTGAAGTAGGCTTTCAGGGCCGTGTCCTCCTTAGCTGCCAGGGTTCCCTCCAGCATCTGCTGGATTTTGGCATAATCAATTGCAAGGGATGCCTGCTGTCCCGTTTGGGTCTGTGTCTGCTGCTGGTTCTGACCTCCTGCTGGCGGCTCAGTTCCTCCCGCTCCACCCGTGGGCTCAGCAAATAACTGTAAGTTCATACGTTTCATAATCCATACCTCCATTTTAAGGGTGTCACCCTGTGATTTTCGTTTCATCCATTGTCATCAGTGTCACTGGCCACGCAGCCGTTTAAAGCCATGCTCGTGTTTGGGCGTAAAAATAGCACCCAGGATAATCCCGCGTGCTTATCGCAAATTATAACCCGTCCGTTTCATGTTTGATTTCATCTTCATCCAGATGTGCCGTAACATTCATGGAAACTTTCGTCACTGCCGGCTCGTAAGTTGCAAGAAAGATATCCGGCTTACATGGATATATCTCCCCAGCTATACCACGGATAATGTAATCCCCGATACTGGCTTCGTGTACCCCTTCCAGTGTCCGAATCATGAATTTCACTTCTGGGGTTCCCTCGTTTTCAAACCAGGCACTCCCATTCCTGACTGCCTCGATAATCCACTCAGGGTCATCCTCCTGCTCCGGCCCTCCCGTCCACTGGAATGCCTCAATTACCACTGGTTTTTTCCTGTACTTCATTTATGCTCCTTTCCGTTGCGATATCGCAACAAATAAAATACCACCAGCCATTACTGACTGGTGGTATTAAAATTCTATAAATTCACATAATCAAGAAGTTATCTGGCAGGCGTACCATGCTCCTGCATCTCTCGGGTTTCCCCTGTCAAACCATCGGCGTGTGGACGGGTACGAAATCTTCCACCTCAGATAACTTCTCTTTTATGTTACTCACATTGTATCATTTTTATTCCTTTTTGTAAAGGATTAGCTTATTTCTAAGCAATCTATTCCATTCCTTTTCATCTATTTTCATAAATGTTATGATGGAATTCTTAAATCCTGGATTATCCGTTGATGTTGTCAATCTAAGCACAGTTTTAAACTGCCGTTCGTTAGATTCCTTTATTTCTTTTAGGATTAACGCTGTGTTGGGTTTCTTTGTTTCAACAATATAGTCCGGTTCCTCCACAATTAGTTTCAAATACTCACAGTATTTTTCGTAATCATTGGGATGGCGTTCTTTAATATGTCCGATACGCTCATCTGTTATAATAACTTCGTCTGTGACTATGTCTTCCGTAATACACTTATATACCTCTTTGTCTATCTTTCCGACTGGATGCACCTGTATTTCCTCTTCTGTGTCTATTGGCTTTATTATATCAGGTTCTGTATCTTTTGCAATAGTTCCCCATTCTTCTCTCTTTGCCATATACCGTTCCTGATTTTCCTTGTCCAGCGAATAAGCTACCAGCCGCCTGAACTTTTCAGCCTGACGCTCTGCATACTGCCGCTTTGTCTCCTTCTGATTTGCCCGTTCAACGGCATCCAGTTCCTCCCTCGTCCAAGTATCATCTGCTGTGGAAATCCCAGGAAGGTATGTTGCGTGGCTGTCCTTACATCTGGGATGGTACAGGCCGGCTGCAATGGCCTTACTCATGAGAGGATACGGCCCATCGGATTTCTTTCCGCCGGACCAAACGTCGTCAATCAGGACCTTACCGACAAATGGCAGGCACTTCGGACACGGGTTCCCGCGCTTGTTGACAATCACGGTAGTAATCCCCCATTCTTGACGCTTCTCTCCTTCTCCTTGCAGATACGCCCGCTTGCTGGCCGTCCGGATGGCCATGTCGGCATAATCTGATAGGGTATGGCGGGCACCATTGGCATACTCCACACAGTTAAGGCCCCGTGAGAGCATATCCCTGGTGGCCATATCCACGGCTTTTTCATAGGTACCGGCGCCTGAATTGGCATATACCTGGGCATTAAAAATGGCCTTCCGATACTGGTCGTTAGCCATGCGGAGAACTGCGGTCTCAGCCCGCTCCATGTCATTGGTAGTGGCCTTGATAAGCGCTTCCAGCTTACGGTCATTCAGCCGGAAGAACTCTGCAGTGGCTCCCTTGTTGATTTTCCTGGCCGGAAATCCTTTGCGGATTGCATTCAGAATCTGGATTTCCTGCTGCATGTTGCCTCTTTGCCTGGATATCCGTATCAGTTCACCCATTTCCTTGTTAAGGTCCTGGAATTGCTTTCGGTATCGCTTTTGGTTATCCTTCTTATACTTCTCCAGGGCCTTCAACTGTTCCGTTTGCCACATGGACCACTCAATACCCTCCTTAGTCTCCTCGGCGCGATGGCGGTCCATGTTCCGTATCATAGACTTTATAAGCTCATCCTCTATGGCCTGGAAGGCAGCACCTATATCATACTCATTATGTCGCACTCATCAGCGCCCCTTCCGCTCCATCAGCTCCACCCTCCATCAGTTGGCCACCTTTGTTGGCATGTACCCTGAATCCCTGCGCCTTGAACTGTCTGGTCAGGTCCTTAAGCTGGGTCACGCTGCTGCACTTATCACAGCGCAGCTCCGCATACCCCTGTTTCTCAATTGCGTAGATTCCCAATGGCACCTGTTCCTTTGCCACCTGCAGCAGCCCCTGGTACTCCTTCTGGCTCATCTGGTACAGACGGTTCATTACCTTGACCTTCATCTGGCTTTCCTCCCTTCATGTTAAGTCGAAAACTGCCAGCAGCCGTATTGATTCCGGGTTCTTCCACTTTCGCAATCCCCTGCTCCTCTTTCAGCCGTGCTGTCTCCTCCTGCTTCCACTTCTCGTCCTTGGTGTCCCCATACAGCTCCTCTACCTGGGCCTCAATACTCATCATGGGGGCACCAGGCCGAGCCTTGGCCAGGGTCTCCACCTGGCTCTCAAAGGATGGGTTTGCGTACTCACCGAAGGGGATATCCACTTTGACCTCCTCCACCCCCTTACCATGAAGGATATTGCAGGCGTTGATTGCCGCGCTGACCAGCTCCGGAAGAGTCTCCTGCAGAGCCTCCACAATAGCATTCCGGGTGTACAGGGTAGCTTTTTCCTTTTCGCGCTGCGCTTCGGCGTTGTCCAGCTTCTTGACATCAATCCCCAGAGTGGATGGGCTGATAACGCCCTGCAGGCACAGGTCCAAAGCTGTACAATAGGACGCCAGATAACTATCGTGGGGGATAGTTGGCTGCACCACATTGACCTTGTTATCTGCATCCTCTGACATATCATTATCAGAAGCAAAATATCGGTCGTCAAATGGGTTCGGCCGGATGACCTTCCCTGTCTCCGGGTCGTGTGGCACCAGGCAGTCCGGTATGTACGTCTTGGCCCGACCAGCACGCAGCGCATCCATCCACTGGGACCAGGCCTCGTCAAAGGCATCAAAACTGTCCAGCTTACCATCAAAAATGCTGCCACCGCGTCCCTCGTATTTGGTGGATTCATAGACTTGCAAGGGTACGGCCAGCATGACTGTATCATCAAACATCGTATCTTTTATTCCCTTTGTGGCATCGATGGCATTAAGGGGCACCGGCGTGTCACCCTTGCATAGCTCATTCTTGATGTAGCCATATCCATAGTGCTCATACAGGACATACTGCTGATACCCGGATTTGTAGGGGGTCTTGAAAACAACTTCCTTCACCCGGTCCCGGTTCCGGACAATCTCAACCCGCTCTCCTGGATACCACTCCAGGATTGGATACTCACTGACGGTCGTGTCAACCGTGACCTTGAAGGCGCCGTCCCCGATGTACAGGACCTCCTTCAAGGCCTTCTCCAGCTTACGAGCGAACTTATTATCCTTTGCAATGTCCTCCCACAGCTGCCGCTGCTGGTCGTTACCTGCAAAATCAAAATCGTTCATGTCATTCAGGACGATAGCCGACAGGATACGGATAATCAGCCCGGGCAGGCCGGTATGTATCTTGCGCATCTCCATACCCGGTGTACACCTACTGGCCCAGAACTTGTATTTGTCAGCGTACTCTGGAGCCTGCTGATACATCTGCTCCAGCTCGTTACCATCACCACGGTACCAGATGCGATTTCGGATGGCATTGGCCTCGAAGTCCAGGACCTCGTTAATCTGGATGCAGTTCCCGCTGGCCGGCACCACGTTCAGCCAGCTGCGGATGCCCCGCTTGATAGTCTCATTCATGTTGTTCAGCCACCTCATTTCTTCTCAGCCTCCTCAAATCCAATCAGGTTCCGGTATGGTATCCATGCATACTGATTGGCATTAATGGTATGGTCATTTCGGTCCTCCGGCTTGTCCTTCTCGTCATCCCAGCTGTACCGATCCAGTTCGGATAGATGTTCCACGCAGGTATCCACCACCAGGTAACAGCCCTGTTGTATCCAGCCCAGCTGCAGGTTGATACGGTCAATGATTTCCAGCTGTTTATATGCATCCCAGAAGTTATACAGACAGCCTTTAAGCCGTTTATACTTACGCAGCTCCGTGATGGTTGCCTGGTCCGCATTGTCTATATACACATCCTTGGCAAAACCCCAGTCCTTGCGGCACTGCTCCAGGAAAGACACAAACTTAACCGCTGTATCACTGGGGGCCAGCGGGACATCCAGTTTGGCGTTGTTATAGACCTTCTCAGCCAGAGTGACAAGCTTCCGGTCATCCGTAATCCCCTGAAATATCATGGCTATGGTATCCGGGGACTTGCTAGAATAGGACGTATCCAGGGCTGCTGTGAACTTCTTGAATTTCAGTGTCTTGGCCTGCTGGACTGTGATGACATGCTTAGACCGCTCAAAGTTGGAGAAAATAAGGCCGGTTGCCTTACCACGCAGGCCTTGAATCTTATTCTTCCAGATTTTCGTTCCTTTGGGCGTGTTCGTCATAATCTGGTCCAGCTTCTCCTTACTCAGGCCCAGGTTATGGACAAAAGAAAAGAACCAATGCACCCAGCCGGGTTTTGGTTCCTCCTGTAATTCATCCATTATCTCTTTTGGTGTTTCATCTTCCCACTCAGGCAGTGGCCTGGAACAGTTGATATACTCCTTATACACATCCAGGCCCGGGTCATCCGGGTTGAGCGTGGCCATCAGGTAATCGCTTCTCATGGCGGCCTCACGCACAAACTCAATGTCTGCCGTGTTAATCTCATCAATGTACAAGCATCCGTACTGGCCGCCCAGTGCATCCTTCCACTTGCGCTTGTTGCCGTAGCCGACAACAAAGATAATCTTATCGCCGCCGGATGTGTGGAAGAGGATGTGAGGCATGTCATATCCACCGCCGCCGTTGCCCTTGTACTCCACCAGTACGCCGAAGTCATCCAGGATGCCCAGGTCCTTCTGGATGATGTTTTTTTCAGCGGCGCCTGTATCATCCGCAGCCAGGATGTGCAGCTTTTTGGGCGATTCGGCTACCTTGAGCATAAATTTAAACAACCCTACTGTAGTCTTGCCGGCAGCCGTGGTACCTTCCAGGAACTCCACCGGGGCGTCACAGCGCAGGAACGCCTTGTACTTATCCGACAGCAGCAATCTCTCCGCACTCATTAGCCACCGCCACGCATCTGCTGGAGCAGGTCATCCAGTTTGGTCTTTTCGATATCGAGGCCACCGGACAGCTCCACCTTATCCTTAAACATCCCCAGATGGCGCCCCAGGAGCTCCAGGGCTCTTACCCTATCATAGGTTTTCACGTTTATTCCAAACTTAGTTTCTTTGATTGCGGAGATAGCCGCCCGCTTCTCCTCTGGCAGTTCTTCGGTCGGGATTATTCGAACCACATCCCTTGTCTGCATCTGACCGGTATCTGGATCCACAACATAAGAGTTGTTCCGGATAACCGGCTCCCGCACAACATGTGCAAAATCGGTGCCGTTTGCACTGGCAATCTTCCGCAGCTCCTCCAGCACCCAATCTTGGGTAATCTCAGTACGCTTTTCCCGGTCCTTCATGCGCTCCTGGATATATTCCGCAACCTTAGTATTTCTTAGCAGCTTACTACCGTTGACCGCCGCGGCCTCATCCTTCTTGCAGCTCGGATACGCAACCTTGTAAGCCCTGGTGGCATTAAGGTCAATCAGGTATTCATCTGCAAATATCTTCTGTTTTGGCGTTAATGCCATCTGGCTCACCTCCAATCGTTTTGGTAAAGAAAAAGAGCCGCCCGGAGGTGGCCCCTAATCATCGCCTTTTATATGATAAATTATGGCTTTTCTTCCTCATCTATCATTTCAAGAACTCTTGTCACAGCATATATATTGAACAGTTGAAAAATTGTAGAAACGAAACTAACTGTCCTCCACAGTATTATTCCAATAAAAATAAAATAAACCGCAATTAAACTTACTGCAATCACATTATTTACTATCATGTTTAAAAATAATGTAAAACTGTCAGGCAAACAAAACATCACTATTTTCATAATCAATGTTACAATTATCGCAATAACATACAATAGCATTAAATATACAAAATTCTCATTGATATCTTGTAATCTACTCTTTTCTCCTCCGTCACATACTTTTGTGTCTTTTAGAAGTTGAAGTAACATCTGTTTATTCATAAAGGCTTGTAGCAAGGAATATCCAGTGAAAATTACTCCGAAAAGTGCTAGTGAAACATTTAAAATAGCATCTATACTTTCTCTGAAAATAGTGACTGTTTCTTTATGAATTCCGACTATGGAACCGAGGATACAACATATAACTACTAATATCCATCGTGATTTCCTATTCTTCTTTTCAACTTTAAGAGCTTTGATTGCTTTAAAAAGTAACTTTTCAGAAGGTTCAGATTGAAGTAATTGTTCAATATTATCAAGATTTAAATTATCCATAATCATCCCCCTCCAAAATTGTTTATTTTTCCTTACGAACAAATTTTATTATTTTCCCTTGATTTCTCAAATATATTTTATTATTTTCCTCACTAGTATAATTTATACTGTCAATTTCTTTTCCCTGATTAATCATGCTGGATAACTCTGCATTTCTCTCTCCATCGGGTACGCGCATTTTTCTCCTATCAGATATTTCATTATACTTAATCGTGGATTCCCCTTTTCTTCCTGGATACTTCGCCACCACAATAGGCTCAACTGTACCTTCCGCTGCCTCTACTACCTCTATAACTCCATTAATATTCTTTGGTGATCGGTATGTTACCGATCCCCGATCACTTCCTATTTTTCTACGCAATTCTTTTGATATCCCGCTCATTATCTCAGATAAATCTATATCTCCATCACCATTCAACGGATAAAACTTCAAAGTCAATGTTGAAATTTTTTCTACCTGTTTTAATGCCGCTATCATGCCACCCTTAGGCGGTATTCCCACGACACTGACAAGAGGAATTGGAAGCTGCTCTTTCTCCTGCTCCATTCTTGCATGGTTCTCTCTTGCAACGTACGTATCTAAAACATACTTAACAGTTGAGCGGAAGCTGTCCAAAGATGGACTTCCTTTTTGATTTTCAACTAAAATCATTCTATGATTTTTTAGGTAAATTATAAAAGTAGAAAATGGAGCCGTTGGATAAACATCATTTCTTTCGACCAAATTCCCGTTCTCATCAAACATAGATTTAACTTCAAGAACTGTACTTTTAACAATCAACCCTGTCAATATATATTCACAATCCGTATCCTGATTAACTTCAATATCCATAAGCAAATAGGTATTATCCCCTTGGCTTCTTGTAATTCCACTTTTCAAAGCCGGCATTAAAATAGTGTCAAAATAATCCAGTAACGGACTCTCATCTTTGTCCCCCATAAAAACTACATTAAAATTAGCCACTGATACCTTTTTCTCATTATTTGCACTTTGCTTTTTATCCATTTTATGTCCCCCAATTCGACGTTTTTCTTACATTATATCACACACCGAATGGAAAGAATATACAAATATCCCCCTCCCAATTCCACAAATCTTACAAAAACACATCCACATCTTCTCTTCGTAACCACAGTATAGAACAAATGTTCGATTCTGTCAAATTAGAATATTTAATGAGTATAAGCTACTCATAATAAAAGGACACCCTATCTCTAGGATGCCCTAATCGTATCTGGAAAACGTCATGGGGGATAAAACCAGATACATCACTGCTTGCATACCCTGCGGCATTGTCCCGTTAAAGTACAGGCCTGTCTTATGAGGGATTACACAAAAACCGGCTAATCAGCCACCAGGCTGTAACGCCTGGTAGCCGCTATTTGTGGGGGAGGGTGCAAAATCAATCAGCTTTCCGCTTCATCCAATTCTGCATATTACAATTATAAATCATCCAAACGGACATGACAAGGACACGATTTTGACACGCTCCTGTCAAGTATCTAATCCAGCATGAGGGCATCAGCCCCAAAGAGATATACACTAAGAATCCCCGTAAGTTCCGTTATCCACCGCCTGGCTGTCCGCTCCCCATATCCGTAAATCTCTGCAATACTTTCGTATGTCATCCCATCCAGATAGAAATACTTGAATGCCAGATACTTCTCATGCGTATTCTTCCGACACTCCTCATCCTCCAGGAGCCTCAAGCACTTGTCTATGTGTCCTATCATGACAATACTCCGGAGCTTGCTCTTGAGGATACTGTTGATAAAGATATCTTCCTCTGTGAACTCCTCCAGTTCATCGCCATTATCCATGTCGGACAGTTCTGCCACTCCCTCCTCCACGCTCTGACAGATGCGGTTATAATTCTCCATCAGCTTCTTGGTGTTCTGGAATACCTTTATTCTCTTTTCCCTCCGGAGTTGCTTCTCATGCTCCTTAAGGGCTTCCCTTGCGGCCAGCCTGGCCACTTCCTCCAATGCTACCGTCTGTTTCACCGGCATCACCTCCTCCCGCATCCAGGTACGGGCACGCCCAGCACCCGTACCGTATCCTGCCCTTGTTGTTGCGCTGGCCATCACACCCGTGATGCCCGTTGTCTATGTAGCATTGTCTCATAGTACCGTATCACTCCCTTCGGCAGCCTGCGCAGTCCCGGAACCGGGCACAGGCTGGTGTACATGTAGGCTGGCGCCGTTCGGATACGCTCCTTGATTGCCTCGTCCGCCTGGGCGGCCAGGGCCTTGCTGCGGTCGATGCGGCTGACCTTGGACTGCTTACTGCTTTTCTTTCTCATAGGCACCACTGCCTCATTACGTCTGTTACCACCTTTAGGAGCTGTACTGCAAGATTCAGTCCTATATAAAATCCTGCTCCTACGATGATGCCAAAGCTGTACCATTCAAGTACCTTTTTAATACACTCCTTGCACATCTCCTGCTTCTCCTTTCGTATCAAAGTATCTAGTCGATAACAAAATCAAACCAGTGACAGTTAAAATCTGTCTCTTTTTCCGGAATTGACATACAGGCACCCACCGCATCTTTCACGTATAGTTCACCGTTAATTTCTATGACAGTCATGGGATAATAGCCAAATCTTCGTACTTTGCAGTCGATTTTTTTACCCACAAGGTCTTTTGCGTTGCCCTGATATAATTTCATTTATTTTTCCTCCTCCAAATTCTAATTCTGATTACAACCGGCATCCCCAGGTTCCTTCACAAGTTCCTTGTCCATCTGCCTTATTACCTCGGGCCACTCACACAACCCGGTGTCCTCTATCGCCACTGTTCTCCAGCTGCAGGTATCGCAGTCCTTACCATCATCCCACGACTGTGCCATCCTTCGGCACTCCTGGTAATCCTTCTCCATCTCGTCCGACACATCCAGGCGCAGCTCCGTATGCGGCGCCGGGAATAATTTAATCTTTCTCACGGTTCTCCTCCTTCATCTCCTTTAGAACTCTGCACACTGTCCCTTCATGCAGCCCCATATCATCCGCAATCCACCGGTTGCTCCGGCCTGCTTCATGCAGCGCCATCACCTTGCCTTTGTCTACCCTCTTGGCCCGTTTGGGATGACCGTCCACTGCGGACCTATCTTCCACGCCGGAATCCCTGGATCCGCTTTTATTTTTGTCAATGGGGGGGGCACCACGCATCATACGTTCAAGCTCGAAATTATCCATTGCAGGTTCGTTCCGGAAGAACAGGCAGCCCTCCAGCAGGTTTTGCAGTGTATCCGGGGAATAGTCCGCCCATCGTTTCGGCTCCGAGGTATTCGGCGCCATAATATTAATCTCCTGGCCTACGGCAGCCAGCCGCAAGGCCTCTATCATATCAATCTGTTTCACGAACATAATCCTTAACCTCCTCCAGTCTGCTGATTGAGACTTCATACGCAATCCGTTTCTCACACTCGGCCTCACTTAGTTGCTTCACATATTCCCTACTCTGTACCCGGCCCCATGTCCTGACCCTACTCCCCACCTCAAGACCGGATGCATACCGGGCATTCCGGGCCCAGCTAATGCATGGTATGTAATCAGACTTGCCATATGGTCGGTTGACGGCCAGAAGGATGTCCGCAATCTCTCGTCCCAGGGGAGTCCTGCGATAAACCGGCGGCTTACAGATATAGCCGTCCAGGGATATCCTGTTTGTTTTTGTATAATCTGTAAATTCTTCCATGAAACGGACTTCCCGGACAAAAACGGACAACTCCAGGCGGTTTCTGATGCCCTCATGGCGGTTATAGGAACGGAACTGGCCAATGGCCTCCATCGTACCCCCGGAATAATCCCGGCGCACATCCAGCAGACGTTCGGACACCATTAACGGTAGGATATCCTCCTGGCCACTGAGCCGCCTCACAGCAACATCCACCATATAAAAGCCTTCTCCAAAAGCCTCATGGCTAAAGGTAAATTCCGATACAATCTCACCAATTACACTTACCTTGTTGTTTTCAATCATTTTTTCTGACATAGTACATCCTATCCTTTCTTCACCTTCTGAATCTCTTTCAGTTTCTCAATCAATAATCCCCGGTTCGTCTCACAATCCCGGAATAACTTCCCATCCCGCAGCATATAGTACTCATGCCGGCCGTAACCATCATGATATTTGGCCTCATAGCTTCCTGACGCATATCCATCGAATATCCTTGCGTGGTATACCTTCACCACCATGCTGGTGCCGTCCTCCAGGTCATACCGGTAGTACCGCTCCCCGGTCTGCTCTGTTTCAATCCATAACGGCCACGTCTCATATGCATCCACAAAGGCAGCCCGTTGGTCATTGTTCTTAAGCACCGGAAGCGCTGGCTGTTTGGGTTCTTCTGGCTCCGGTTCTTCCAGATTACACAGCATACCCGCAAGAGCTGCCACCAGTATCTTTTTCTTCCGGAGCAACTTTTTTCTCTTTTTTCGGCTTCATTGCCCTGATAACAGGTATCTTCATATCAGGGGTGACCTGCTCCCTCAGCTCCTCACTCATGGGGAGCATCTCTATCAGCTGACTGACGTTGTACACCTCATACTGTTCTTCCAACCTGGGCAGCTCCCCCGGCTCTATCGGAATGCCGAACTTATCGTACAGGTTGATGCACCTGGACGCCCAGGACTTGTCCTTGCCATATTCATCACCCAAAAACTCGTTAAAGCTGTCGTAACCTTGTCCCTGCCACAGCTTTTCATCCCGGATGATTTTCAGGTAATAACCGAAGCCTACAAAACCATTTTTGATATCCTTGTAGGCTATATTGGCCAGCCGCCTGGTATCTATAAAGGTCAATCCTGTTTTCTTAACTTCCTCCATCACTTTTCCCCTTTCACTCTGCTTATTCTGGCTTTAAGGGCCGTAAGCAATGAATCCTGGGTAACCTGCTTATTCTGCAGGGCTGCCATGACATCCTCATCCATGCATCCGGATACAATCAAATGGTGTATGATAACATTATCCGTCTGTCCCTGCCTGTGCAGCCTGGCATTTGCCTGTTGATACAGTTCCAGGGACCAATTAAGGCCAAACCATACTATGATGTTTCCACCCGCCTGGAGATTGAGTCCGTAAGCGGCACTTGCCGGATGCGCCAGGAGTACATCTATCTTCCGCTCATTCCACTGGCTGATTACGCCCGGGCCCTTAAGTTCCGCTACCCTAAGTCCCTTCGGAAGGCACTTGATGATACGGGACTTGTCATGCTGGAAGTTGTAGAATACCAGTATCGGTTTCCCCTGGCTGCCTTCCACAATCTCCTTGAATGCCTCCAGCTTCTCACCATGGACCTCCACTGCATTCTTGTCATCGTCATATACCGCGCCATTACAGAACTGGAGGAGCTTCCCGGTCAGCACAGCCGCGGATCCCGCATCCAGCGTGGCCTCGTCCACCTCCAGAAGCATCTCCTGCTCAAACTTCTCATAGGCTACCTGCTCCTTGGCGTTTAACCGGACGTGTATGATATTATCGATGCGCTCCGGAAGCTGCAGGTAATCCTTAGCCTGGAGGCTAATACAGATATCCGCTATCTGCTGTTGGATCACTTGGTCGGCCCCTGGCAATGGCGCGTATGAAAAGATGGTGTCCCGGTTCCTGGATGCCGGGGAGAAGTATTCATCCCTGTATTGGCCTATCCTTGTCCCCAGCCGCTGTCCCTGGTCAAGCAGGTATATCTGTGACCACAGGTCCAGAAGGCCGTTTGGCGCCGGTGTACCGGTCAGCCCATAAATTCGGCGTATGTGGTTCCTCACCAGGCACAGGCTCTTGAAACGCTTGGCCTGCGGATTCTTGAAACTGGACAGCTCATCTATGATTACCGTGTCAAACGGCCAGGCGTTGCGGTAATGGTCCACAAGCCATTGCACGTTATCCCGGCTCAGCACATACACATCTCCCGGGGTATTAAGGGCCTTTATCCGCTTTTCTCTGCTGCCAAGCACGGGGATAATCCGAAGCAGTTTCAGATGGTCCCATTTCCCGGCCTCTCGGGTCCAGGTATCCTCCGCCACTTTCTTGGGTGCTATTACCAACGACTTCCCGACCTCAAAACGGTTATACCGAAGGTCATTGACCGCGGTCAGGGTAATCACGGTCTTCCCAAGGCCCATGTCCAGAAACAGCCCCAGGGCAGGGTCCGTTATCATACGGTTGATGCAGTATCTCTGGTAATCGTGCGGTACAAACTTCATGGCTGCTCCCGCTTTCTCGATTCCTCAAGGAATTCCTTCAGTTTCCAGTCCTGCCAGGCCGGATCCTTTCCCGCATCTGACGCTATGTACATGATTGCCCTGCCTATATCTGGCTCCCGGTCAAGCACACAAGCTGCGCACCCCAGTTCCCTTAGGGCATGTATCCTTTTACTCTGCAGTACTGTCGCTTTCTTCCCCTCCTGTTTAAGCTCCACGAACCCGATGCGGCCTCCAGGAAGGACCACCAGCCGGTCCGGCACGCCGGCATTACCGGGGGAGACAAATTTGAATGCGATACCGCCACATTTCTTCACTGCTTCCGTGAATTTCTTTTCAAGCTCTTTTTCTAGCATTTTGGCGCCTCCTCTTTATCCCTTGGCAACAACGGGCTACAGCATTCTATATATATATATACGCGTATGCGGGCGCAGGGGTATTATATATACATTACCCTTTATTTTATATTTTTATATATAAGAATGTTGCTACTGTTGCTTAAGGGCTTAAGCCTTGAAAATCAAGGGTTTTTACAGCAACATTGGATTGTTGCATCCTGTTCCCGTTGTTGCCTTTTACAATTTTTGGAATGTTGCCGGGCGACAATCTAATCTTGCCTCCTGGCTTAAGACATGTCCCCTCTGTTTTCCATAGTATGGGCCGAATGGAATGGCTCCGGAGCTCCGTTCCCATCCAGGCAGACCGGATAGTATGCTGTTGATTTCATGGGCATCCGACTTCTTCATCATCTTCAAATCCCCATAAAAGCATTCACACCATATCTCTGCTGCGCACACCCTGTCACGCGGCAAAAGCAGGTTCTCATCATAATCCCGCCCCGCAAAGTTCCAGAACTCTCTCCTGGCTGCCAGGTCCTTCCGGCTCCAGTCAACCGGTATCTTTCTGCCCAGGAACTCCCGGATGATACCCTCCTTAGGATTGCTTTCCTTATGCTCCTCCTGCTGGCGTACCGCTTCTTCCGCCACGGCTCCCTCCAGAAACAGCTTCTCGCCGCACTGCCATCTCATAAAGGCCTCCGCCCAAATCTGGTCCACCTCACCCGGCAGCTGCCCAAACACATTTTTTCTGCTGGGGATTTTTCCAAGGTCAATCGGCCAGAACCGCCTGTTGCCTGTCTGGTCTTTCAAGAACTCTTTGTCATTGGTTGTTCCTACGATGATGCAGGAACGCGGAAATGGCTTCGTCCGCCTTCCGTACGGCTCCCTGTAGACATCTTCTGTTTTACTCATGAACTGTTTGACTGTGTTCATTTCTGACTTATTCATACCGGCCAGTTCCCCGGCTTCTATAATCCAATATCCCTGTATGAGCTCCGCGGCGTCTTTGCCCTCAAACGTTGCCAGGCTGTCAGAATACCAGTCCCTTCCCAGGAAGCGGAAGAAGGTACTCTTTCCCACTCCCTGGGCTCCTGACAGTATCAGCATGCTGTCAAACTTAATTCCCGGAACCATTGCCCTGGCCACGGCTGCCGTCAATGTCTTGCGCATGGCTTCCCTTGTATAGGTACTGTCCTCCGCCCCAAAATAATCAGTCAGCAGGGTATCAATACGAGGAATACCATCCCAGACCAGCCCGGTCAGATATTCCCTTATCTTATGCTGCTTATGGTTTGTCGCATATACAGCCATTGCATCATATATCCTCTCTTTCCCGGTTATCCCGTATACTTTCTCTATATAATGCCTGAGCCCGGAGTCATCCTCGTCCGCCCAGGCTCTCAGCTTGTAATTGTCCTTCGGCGCCTCCCAAGGCATGGCCTGTCCAACAACCGCCCTGTTTGCGAACTCATCATGCCAGAACCGCCCGTTCAGTTTTGGGTCATGGTTCAGTATAATGAGGACATTGTCGATGGTATTGAGGGGCTGCCCTGTCCGTGAGCTGCACTTAAGCTCTCCCATCCATTCAAAATCCGGGACTACCTCTGTCTCCCCCTGGTCAGGCTGTGAAAAGTCCTCCTGAGCCTTCCTGTACCGCTCCAGGGCCATTGCCTTGGATACCGGCTCCTGCTGCAGGGCAAACTCACACATGGCCTTAAATGATGGCAGCTGTGTCACTGGGGTTTCCGGTTTCGCGTCATAATCCTCCTCGTTGAATTTATGGAGGCGGACCAGGTCGAACGCGTTGCAGAGTTTCCCGCTGGCCGGATCCGTGGCATGGTGGCTGTACAGGAAGTTCCCGCCGTCATATAATACGGCGCCGCCCATGGTTGATCCCTCGCTGTATGTATACCGGCCCTCCCCGCAGGGGATGTACGCATCCGGTATAAACTGTGCGATGGCTTCCGTCACATCGTATGCCCGGCAGAACGCGCCTACCACCCCCTGCTTTTCCAGCGGGTTACCCTGTTTCTTTGCCGACCGGTCGCGGAGCTTTGCGGCCCCCGGTACCTCAGGCCATTCTGCCACGTTGCGCCAGTTTTGGTAGAGCCTTAGAACCCCGTCCTTTGACAGGAATGGCTTATCCCCATAAAGAAATACATACTCGCTGTCCGCGCTGCAGCTTGGCCAGTACATGAGCCGGACCGGCTCAAACGTGGTAGGGTCAAATATCTGTATCCCCAGGAAAGCCGCCACCTTCCGGGCTATAGGCTCATATTCATCGGCCGTGCATGCCACGTCCAACGGGAGGATGATGCGCAGCCTGGGGGCCGCGCCCTCATGTTTCCTTGTGGAATATACGGCATAGGAACACCCCAGTGCCTCCACGGCATTCAGAACCGCCTGTGTCCCTCCCGGGATGATGTTGTCCGCATCCAGTGTCACCAGGTGCCTGTCACCGGCGTTCTCATTCCTGCGGGCCTCCCCGTTCAGTTCCCCGCCGACAAAGCCTCCGACATCCTTTAATTCATCCTGACGCGCCTTCGTAAGCCCTTTATACTCCGCAAAGGTTTCACCCGTGCGTTCCGGCCTGGATATCCGTTGGACGAAGTCCGACCACAGGAGCTCCTGCCGGTGCCATGACGTGGCTTTCCTGCTCGTACCTACTGATATTCTGATTTTCCTGTCATTCACGAACATAAGCCTACTCCTTTTTGTAATAATCTCCTGTGAATCCATCCGCATTCAGAGGAAGCCCCTCAGCCCATGCCGGAGGCCTGCACATGAGGCTTATTGCCTCCTCCAGACTCTGCCTGCCGCCCTTGGGAATTTCCAGTATCACCTCGTCATGGATGTGGAAGTTAATCCGGTATCCTGCCGTATGCAGGTTCACCATGGCGTTGGCCAGGCAGTCTCTTGCCACGGCCTGTACGATATTCTCCGTGAGCTTGCCGCCGTAGGTCGGGAGCAGATCCCACTTATGGCTCTTTTGATTCTGCCCCATGAAATATATCCGCTTGTAATTCCTCTCGTCCGGAATCATCCGGGGTTTAAGGTAGAACAGCTTACGGCCGCTCGGCAGAGTGATCATCATCCGGTCTGCGTCCCTTGAGAAGGAAATGCCGTTCGGCAGGGATGATATCACACCATATTCCACGCATTCCGCCGCGTGCCGCTCTATGCTGTACCACAGGTCCACAATCCGTTTGTTTGATGCCCGCCATCTCTGTACGATGTCCGGCAGTTCTTCCTCATGAAGGCCCATCCGCAGGGCGCCCATCTGGATAAGTGCTCCGGCGGCTCCCTGGTATCCCAGGGCAAGCTCTGCGACCTTTCCCTTACTGCGCAGGGCGTACTCCGGGTTCCCCTTCCTTATCTTCTCTATCGGTACCCCGAACATGGTACTGGCCGAAGCCTCGTAAATCTTCCCGTGTGTCCGGAACACCTCCAGACGCCATTCCTCCCCGGCCAGCCAGGCAATCACACGCGCTTCTATGGCTGAGAAATCGGCCACGGCGAACATATACCCGTCTCCCGGTATAAAGGCCGTGCGTATAAGCTGAGAGAGCGTGTCAGGCACATTCCCATATATAACCCGGAGGGCATCCATTTTTTGTTTCTGTACAAGCTCCCTGGCCGTATCCAGGCTGTCAATATAGTTACGCGGCAGGTTCTGCACCTGCACGAGCCTTCCGGCCCATCTTCCCGTACGGCAGGCCCCATAGAACTGCAGGAGCCCGCGCACCCGGCCATCATCACACAACGCATCCTGCATGGCCTGGTACTTCTTCACCGAGGTCTTTGCCATCTCCTGACGTATCCGAAGCATAGCCTGTACGTCATCGGTTCCGGATTCCTGAGCCAGGAGGTCTGCAACCGTCTGCTTGTTCAGGCTCTCTATCTCCACGTCCGCATTGTCTATGACCCATTGTTTGAGCTGGGCTACGCTGTTCGGATTCTCCAGCCCTGTGATATCCCGGGCCTTTTCCGTGAGTTCCTCCGTCATTTGGGCACTGATTGCCAATGCTCCGTCTATCAGGACCGTATCGAGGGCCACCCCGCCGATGTTAATGGTCTGGTCAATCACCCATAACTGATGCTCAAATGCAGGCACGGGATATTCCGCCAGCCGGTTCTTGATTTCCCGTTCGGTCACCACATCCTGGCCACAGTATTCCTTAAACAGCTTCCACTTATCCGGGGCATGTTCCGGAAGATTCCTGGTACGCCCACCGTTCCGTTTCGTACGGGCGCATGGGGTACAGAAATATTTAATCAGGGACTTACCAGTAGACAGTTTCCGCTTGTCTTCGGGAAATTCCATGGCCCTGCCGATGGCGTCCAGCCCTCCTGCATATCCGCAGTACCAGGCATGGACCATGGTGCATTGCCATTGCTCCAGATGTGTCTCAAAGAACTTACTGAGGCAGTAATATTCAAATGCTGCATTGAATGCCGTCTTCATGACTTCGGGCCTGTGCAGATCCATGACCGTGAAATACGGGATTTTCTCCCCCTGTGCCAGGTCTACGACCTGTACCGGATTATCGTCATAAGCATAGGCAAACAGAAGGATTTCAAAATCAGGGGACTGTACATATTTGTACAGCCCTGATTTCCGGATGTCTACACTGCTATATGTTTCTATGTCAATACTCAGGGTCCTCAAATCCCCATCACTCCCCCGGCTGGCAGCGGCCTTCCCGTCACCGGGTCAATCGCCTGCTGGTACTGCGGCAGGGCCCCCGGCTGCGGTGCTGAATACCCAGACGCCATTGCGGAAGGATATCCGCCCATTGCTGGCTGCTGGTATGGCTGCATTTGCTGTGCAGGTTGGGAATACCCCATAGCCTGATATGCCGGCTGGCCGTACCCGTTCGGGGCTGCCGCGGAACCTGCATACGCATTGGACCCGCCGAAGTCTTCTTCTGCTGTCGTCCTGCCGGACAGGGGTTCCCCGTCGGCAATTTTCTGCACGTTGTTAAGTCCGCATCCCACTCCGCGGTTACCATTTGTATTGTATGGATAAAAGTTGACGGTTGCCCGGGCATAGCAGCCGGAATAAAATGCATTTGGGTCAAGGATTGGCTGGATGTTGATATCCACCACGGAAGGCCTGGTCCTGCTTGATGCACGCAGTACCCAATGGCCCCGGCACTCCTCTCCCCAGGGCTCTCCGTTCTGTTTGGTCCCGTCACCGTCATACAGGGGCATGGATGGCCTTGCCGGCATCTGGCCGCCAAACGTTTTCTGCAGCCCCTCCTGAAGAGCACGGTTCATTTCTGCCACAATTGCATTGTATGTATTCACATCGGATTTTGGGATAAGCATGGTTATCTGATATTTGGCCTCCCCACCACCTGGCGGTGTAGATGGCTCAAACACATGGGCGTAACTTGCCCTGAATCTTCCAACTAACATGTTTTTTCTTCCTCCTTATATTGATTCTCCCCACCGAAATCCTCCTGTGGGGTAGTGTCCTTTTGGTATGGTGGACGCTTGTCCTCCTTAGGTGCAAGCGTGGGTTTTCCTTTTGGTTTCACAATAAACGGCATAAGGATTGTGTTGTAGTCATCCTTATTGATCAGTTTCTCCGCCTCAGTCAGTGTTACCGGAATCCGCTCGTAAAACAGGGCCTTCTTATATCCGGCCTCCACCAACGCGGCATACGCCTTATCTGGGTCGGGGAGCTCCCGGTTGCTCCTGCCCTCCACCAGTTTCCACCCTGGAACATCCTCATCCGCCAGCAGTTTGTCGAGAGCGGCCGCGCGGACCTTCTTGATCCAGGGTGCTACGAATTCGAGAAGGGGAAGGAGGGAGCCAATTTCATCATTGGTCAGGAGTTCTGCGGGTATCATCTTCCCTGTAATTGGGTCCGTATGTTTCTGCAGGGCCGCCATGTTTTCCTCCATCCGGAACCGGCAGGTTCCCGCGGCAGGACAGAAGCAGTCGTCACACCAGGAGCCCTGCCTAAAATCTCCCTTGCCTTCCCAGGCCAGTTCCGCTGCAGGCTTTACGGTCTGCTCTGACCAGGTGTGGAGCCGACTGGCTGAAAGTTCCCATCGGGAGAAATTCTTTGTCCGTGGCTGCACAATATGCAGGATGACCCGTTCTACAGGAAATACAATTCCGTACTCAGCAATAGCCCCGACCGCATACAGCATCATCTGCGGATTTTCCTCCGCACTGACTGTAATGCCCTTACCATACTTGAAATCCACCACATGGCAGTCTGTACCGCTCAGAATGATACAGTCAGAGAAGCCGTAGCCATCCCGGGCAACATGCCCGTAATGGACTTCCTTTTCAATCACAATCTTAGGCGGCACCGGATAGCTGTAGGCTATCTTCTGTATGTAGTCCACATATTCGTCCGTATAGCGCTCCATCTCAGGGTCATACTGCCCGTGCTTCTTTAATTGATTGTGTGCAGTTTTGAATGTCTTTTCTGGCATACCCGGCTCAATGAACAATTTCCGCAGCTTCAACTCACAGATATCGTGAGCCAGCGTACCTTCTTCCGCGTAGTCAGAGGTTGATTCCGGAAATGCTTCGGACAGTCTCGCAGATGGCGGGCAGTTTATCCATCGTTTGGCACTGGATGCCGACAACAACGCGTGTTTCCTCTCTTCTGCCATTAGATGTTTGCACCTGCCCCTCTCAACTGCGTCACAAGTTCCGGATACCGTTCAACCGGCACTTGCATAAGGGACATTGCGCCAAACTGTCCCAGTATCTGCGTCACATAGTCCCGCTTGCCCTGGTCGATGAGTCCGGTCAGTGCAATGGCTATCTGGTCCTGGGTATAGGATTGTGTGGTGGCTGTCGTTGGCAGTGCTCCCTGACCGGCCTGGCCCGTGAAAGGCTGTTGGTATTGCATCATACCCGGCTGTCCTGCAGCTGCAGTACCAGTACCAGGAAGGCCTGACTGCTGCGGCCCCGAAGTTACCGGTCCTGGGTTCTGATAGTTCCCAGCCATCTGCGTTGACTGCGGGCCGGCAGGAGTAGATTCACTAAAGGAAGCAGTCATTCCTCCCTTTCCTAACGCCTGCGCCAGGTTATTGATTGCCTGTGCGATTGTATCGAGTCCTGTAATATTAATGTTCATGTTTGCCATCTTCGTTTTCCTCCGTTTTCATATTCATGGTTTCCGTTGTATTCTCTTCCCTGCAGGAGCATTTCTCCCCCGGGTCAAGATAGGCCCCACAATGAGGGCATCGGATATAATAGCTCATGCGGCGTGCCTCCTTTTATGGTTGATTTTTCAGCCATAATCCCTTACAATAAGAATGTGCTAAACTATTTGTCCATGGGCCTCTTGCGGTTGCCGCCGCTGGGGTCCATCTCTTTTGCCCTAAGCTCGTCCAACATCTCCAACAGTACACTGTGGCTGTGGTTGTCATCTTGTCCTGGTGTGTAATCAAGGGCAAACTCCAGGGCCGTTATACGTCTTGATATATCAAACATCCTGACACCTCCCTACTCCTTGGCATAGACAGACTTGGTATCGTTGTCATATACCAGCCGCAGCGTGTCGCCGGCACTATCCACAATCATGGCCTCGTTGTTATGTACGGTCAATTTAAAATAGCGCATCTCAAAACCCTCTGACTGCAGCCACTTGCGGATTGCGTACTCCGCGATGCTCTTTGCACCTTTAATCACTTTCCCCTTCCTCCTTTCAAAGTCTCACACCCATGGCCAGCGCCATGACCACTATAGATACCATCCACATCACCAGCAGCCAAATGACCGCCGGCACAATCCATTTAGCTGCCCTCATGATTGGGCCGTCCCGGCGTCTCCTGCGGTGTCTGAAGGTCACCATACGCCTGTGCCCCATGATGTTGGTGAGTACCGCTGTTCCTGGCCCGGTGATGTCCACGCGCCAGCCGGGATACTGGACCGCTGCTTTGGCGCGGATGCGGTGCTCCGCAAATGTTTTAGCTCTCATTGGCTTGTCTCTCCTTTCTATGCTTGTCCTCCATGGCCGCCCTTAGGCGGTCTTTCTCTTCCTACGAAATCCCAGTGGAAGCATTAGATTGTCCTGCAGCGCATAGGCAATGCGCCTTTTTTCTTCATCAGTCAGTGATTCCATCGGAACATCCTGACCATCAATTTCTATGTATTTGAATACTTTTAATTTCTGCACTATCACCACCCCTCCCTGGTAGATTGTATGCGGTACCGGTTGTACTTGTTTCCATCCTCTCATAGTCCTTGCACGGATACCACCGTGTCCGTTCTGGGCACTGGCTATACCGGCAGGTTTTGCATGTCGTGTTGATATGTACCGCCTCCCTCGTTGCGTCTTGTCCCCCTCCTTGGTATACTGTACTTACAGGCCCCTGCCAGAGCCGAGTACATAGAAAGGGGAAAGTCACATGACACAAACACAAGACTACGCTATGCAAATAGCCAAAGATATTGTTGTTGCTAAATTATCAAATTCCGCTCCTGGAAGAACTAATGATGAAACTGGCGATAATATAGCAAAGATGTATGAGTCTATTTACAACAAAATCTATGAAATTGCTTCTAAAGAAGAAGCTGTTTAGTAATCCTGCGAGCTGGCCGACACCAATTCGGCCAGCGCCTTTATCATTTCTGGAAGAATCATTGAATCTTCCGTGCTTCCTGTCTGTTTTAATTCACCCTGAATCCAATCACAAATAGAATTGATTACTTTATCTATGCTCTTCATCCCCTCTCGCCTCCTTTTCTCATTGACACACATACGTAATAGTGGTATAGTTGTTTTATCGAACATGTGTTTGCTTAGGCAATTTTGTCCTCTTTTTTAAATAACTCCTCCAAGGACATTGTGGGGTCAATCAAATCCCGAATCCTTAGTACTTCCGACCAGGAAAACTCTGTTGACCCCTTAATTTTATTCCGCAATGATTTTTCCGAAATATTAAGCAAAAGTGAAAATTTTTCTATTGTAAATCCCCTTTTGCTAATTTCAAACTTCAAACGGTAGTACATGTTATCCTCCTTTCTATCCGTTAACGGTTATTTATTGAAAGTATATATCCTTTAACGGTAAAAGTCAACCCATTTTTTACATTTTCTTTCCGTTAACGGTAAATTTTGCTTGACTTAAAAACCGTTTGGCGGTAAAATATTACCGTAGGAGGGATTAAGGATGGGACTGGAGAAAATTGCAGAATACAAAAAAAAGTTAGGATTAACCACGGAGGAATTATCTGAAAAATCTGGAGTCCCTCTGGGAACGTTGAATAAGATATTAAGCGGTGCCACAAAAGACCCAAAACTTGAAACGCTTAAATCTATCGCTCATGTTCTTGGGTTGTCGCTTGATGACTTCGACGATAGAGAAAAGAAGGTGGTTCCAGAACCCACTTATGCGGATGTGGAACGCCTTGTGGCCAGAAATGGTAAGCAGATGTCTGTTGAACAGAAAATGCGTCTAATCAAACTACTGTCCGAAATAAATAATGAGGACTGATTTGATTGAATCACGATTTTATACTGAAAAAAGTACTAGAAACATATACCTTTTGTGAATTTAAGAAATTTCCATTTGACTGTATTTCAGCTATTAGAAAGTATGGATATCACGTCTATACATACAGCGAATTGAAAGAAAAGAATCCAGAAGTATATGAACTATGTGCCTCCTGTTCTGACGAGGCATATACTGAGCCATTTAGCCGGACAGTTGCTTACAATGAAGATAAACCATCAGATAGAATTATCTTCTCACTGGCCCATGAGCTGGGTCATATAGTGCTTGAGCATCCTTACAAAGCGGACTATTATGAGAAAGAAGCCAATTGTTTTGCAAGCTACGTATTAGCTCCCAGTATGGTAATCCATTACTGCCATTGCGAAAGTGCTTGGGATGTGCATAGACATTTCGGATTGTCGGACGAAGCTGCTCATAATGCCTTTGCCGCTTACCGTAGATGGTATAGCAGAGCCACACACAAAATGTATCCAGTTGATTGGGCGATGTATAGCTACTTTTATAAAACCAAGTCTAAAAGGTTTATTTGTGCTGAGACCGAATGTTTCTACTGTGGACGGACTTTTTATAACCGACCTGGTGATTGTATCTGTCCTATATGCGATGCTAAGGCCAGCCAGGAACCATATCCATTTAATGATTTGCTGTCACCAACGAGAATAATTCTGGGTTCTTTGAGAGCACAGTCATTGTAATATTATACATTGAGGAGGGTTCGTTATGGGATTTAAAGATTTGATGAAAAGCGCCGCCGATGGTGCAACGGGTTTGGTAAAAAATGAATTAGCAAAGAAGGATTCAGAAAGACAGCTGGCTACTAGAAGACAAAGCCAGGTCAGCGCGTTCATCACTATTAAAAATGGGCCTGCTGGCATGAATGGAGCCTGCACCATCCGACAACGCCAGGAAGACGGCCTGATTTATTTTGGAGTTGATGAAAATAGACTTTATGAATTGCTAGATTATTCTTGGGACGGACCTCTTTATGGCTCCATGACGAATACACAAACCACCGGAATCAGTAGCAGTCAGACAGTCAAAAAAGGAAAGGCCGGAAAAATGACAGCGGGGGCTGTCGTAGGTACTTTATTGATGCCTGGAATCGGAACAGCAGTAGGGGCAGCAATCGGCGCCGGAAGTAAAGGTAAATCTACTACACAGGGAAATATGTCATCTAACTCCAGACAAATGACACAGCATTTTGAGCAAGCCGGAACCGCGGTTTTGAAACTTCGGCGCATTGATGATGGAATGATATTCCCTATTTCCATAGCCTGCACTACTGAAATAGATGCTCAAATAAGGTGTTTTCAAATTAAAAAAGAACAATCAGTTGCCGAAGTATCTAAAAATACCACAGATGCCCTCAAGGGCATTAAAGCCCTAAAAGAATTATTGGATATGGGAGCCATATCCGAAGAAGAGTTTGAAACCAAGAAAAAACAGTTATTAAATTCATAATGGGAATGATTTATGATTAAAGAGCCTATGGCTTTTAATAAAACAAATGAAAAGAGGAAAAGAGTATGGGAAAAGAAAAACCAACAACAAAAATCTGTAAGCACTGTAAAACTGAGATACCTTATGGAGCAAAGATATGTCCACAGTGCAGAAAAAAACAAGGTCCAGGAGGGTGTCTTACGGCTATTATTATAGTAGTTGTGATTGGTTTGATTGGCTCTTGCTTTGGCGGCAGTAAAAGCAAAGAGGAAACCCCTTCCAATGCCACTGCTACCACAACCCCAAGCAACAATTCAAACCAAAAAGAAGAAACAACTGCCCCCGAATCTACAGTTGCCGAAAAAACCAATTTTGATGTGGGTGAAGTTGCAGACATTAAGGGCGTTCAAGTATCACTGCTTGGAACAACAGAATCAAAAGGCTCAGACTTCTTAAAACCAGACGAAGGAAATATTTTTGTCTTATGTGAATTTGAAATATCCAATAATTCAGATAAGGATATATCCGTAAGCTCAATGATGAGCTTCGAGGCATATTGTGATGACTATTCTGTCACTCAAGATATTCTTGGCTTGCAGGCTCCTGAAGGAAAAGGAAAGAACCAATTAGATGGTTCTGTTGCTGCAGGTAAAAAAATGAACGGCGTTATAGCATATCAGGTTCCTGAAGATTGGAAAACTCTTGAGATTAAATTTTCTCCGAGTTTCTGGTCTAATAAATCGGCCACATTTGTTGCCACAAAATAAATAGTAAGCAAAAAGCCCCTGTGCGGGAACACAGAAGCTTTTCACATAGATTTTCTCTTACCAGGTACGCCTGGAAGATATAATTACCCTAAGCAAGTAAATTATATCATTCCTGGAGCGTCCTGGCAAGGGGCGTATTTTTTATACCCTTTTTTCAAAGCTCACCAAAATCTTACAGGCTGTAATATGGGTTATAATATGGACCGAAATGAGAATTGAAACATCCCCTAAACTCATATACATGATAGGAACAGGAGATGATATAATGCCAGCAACACCACTAGAAATCGGCGCCGCCTACGTTCGTGTCAGCACAGACGATCAGACAGAGCTGTCTCCGGATGCCCAGATACGCGTCATCATGGACGCTGCCAAGGCGGACGGTTTTATAATTCCCAAAGAATACATATTTATTGAGAAGAAAGGAATCTCCGGCCGCAAAGCAGACAACCGGCCAGAGTTCCAGCGCATGATAGCCATTGCCAAATCACAGAAGCCGGCCCCATTTAAGCGGCTCTATCTCTGGAAGTTCTCCCGGTTCGCCAGAAACCAGGAGGAAAGCACCTTCTACAAAGGCATCCTGAGAAAAAAATGTGATGTAGAAATTAAGAGCGTATCGGAACCCATCATGGAGGGCATGTTTGGCCGGCTAATCGAAACCATAATAGAATGGTTTGACGAATATTATTCCATCAACCTCTCCGGCGAAGTGTTGCGCGGTATGACGGAAAAGGCCCTCCGCGAAGGCTATCAGGCCACCCCCTGCCTCGGCTACCGGGCTGTGGGGGAAGGCAAGCCTTTCGTCGTGGAGGAAAAATCATATGCCATCGTTGAATATATTTTCCAGACCTACCATAGCGGGAAGGATATGACCGCCACGGCCAGGGCTGCCAATGCCAGAGGATACCGGACCCGCCGCGGCAACCTATTCGACCGCCGGGGCATTAACCGGATTCTTGCCAACCGCTTTTATATTGGCGAGGTCATATGGAATGGGTATTCCTTCCAGGGCACCCACGAGGTACGTTCCTCCGTCACCTCCCTATTTGACGATGTTCAGAAGCGGATTGAAAAGGAATACCGGCCCCAGAAACGCCGGGAGGTTTCCAACAATGTCCACTGGCTTTCCGGTTTGCTCAAATGCAGCATATGCGGCGGCAGCCTTGGCTACAATCGTTCCAATGACCAGAAGAAGCGGCCTGACTTCTTCCAGTGCTGGAAGTATGCAAAGGGGATGCATCCGGGTTCCTGCTGCCTGGCCGTACACCTGGCGGAAAAAGCTGTGATTGAATCTCTGGAAGAAGTCCTTGAAACAAATGAACTGGAATATGAATACATCCAAAAAACCGATGATGCTGTAAACGCCGAAGAAGTCGCCATTCAGGAGGCACTTGCCCGCTTAGAAGTCAAGGAGCGGCGTATCAGGGAAGCTTACGAGAATGAAATTGACACCCTGGAGGAATATAAGCAGAATAAGCTCCGTCTGAAGGCTGAAAGGGAAGAACTCATGGCTGATGCCGAAAGACTCCGCAGGCAGGCAGAACAGTCTCCTGCCAAGGTTCCAAGCAAGGAAGATATCATGCGCCAGATTGCGCATGTGCATGAGATCCTGGCAGACCCAAATATCAGTTATGAGATAAAAGGGAATGCCCTCCGCAAGATAGTCAAAGAGATTGTTTTTGACCGCAGTCAAGGGCATTTACATATTCATTTTTATATATCATAG